TTAGAAGTATTTAATAGGTTATCTGAAGACATTGCTGCTTCGTTTAACCTACGATTTAGTCCTCTAGCTTCGTTTTTGGATACTCCTAATCCTTTAGCTAATGCTGTTATTTTATTATTTGCACCTATTAATGCTTTAACTAATGCCACCACACCTGTTAATATTAAAGCAAAAGGGTTTAATTTTAAAGCTTTAAAAGCACCCATTAAAGATCCTCCTAAACCTTTACCTGCTACTGCTGCGGCTCTAGATCCTTTAGCCATTTTACTTATACCGGAAGTAAAACCAGGGGGCAACTTTAAATTTTTCTGCAGTGTACCTGCTGATGATTCTAAGAAGTTAAAAGATTTTGTTGCTACGTTACTACTATCTTGTATTGTTTTTACACCAGCCTGTCTTGCTTTATTTAACTTAAAAGCATTATTAACCTGTTTTTGAAGTTCTTGTTGTATTCCAGAATCGGCTTTAAAACCTTGTTGTGCTAGTACTTTTTTTTCTTGTATTAGTTTTTTTAAAAGTGTTTCACTTTCAATTTGTTTTTTCTTTGCATCCTCAACCCTAGAAGTACCATCAAATATTTTTTCATTTACATCTGATTGTTCTTCAAGAGCTTTTACTAAGTTTCTTTGAATTTTTAAACTAGCACTTAATGATTCTGATCTATCCTTTTCTAGTTTTATATAAAATTTAGTTAAGTCTATAACTTCTCTAGCCCCCGCTATTTCTGCAGAAAAATCCTTTTTATTTTCGTCTCCGTTAGCCATAGTATAATAATTCGGTAATAAATATGAAAAAAGAAAAGATATCTACGATATCTTTACTTCTTAAAGTTATAAACACTTGAGGGTGTTATATTGGGCCCCCTTGTATTATTTTGGGGTTTTTCACTTTGTTGTGAATTTTTTTCTGATTGTTTTTTAAAATATTCATTAAGTTTTTGAATATGATAACGTCTCAACCAAACTGGCATATTATATACTTCTGAGTGTATGAAACCACCACCGCCATGGTACACTAGATCGTGGATCTGAGTAAATATAATATTTCTATATTCCGGCGTCAGGCCAAAAAAAGTCGGACCCAAGTGGAAACATTACATTTGGTTCCACAGCTCCATCTTCAAACACTGCGTTTGCTTGGAGTGTAACATCCGGGGAGATGTCTTTAATATGATTTCTTAAGGCTCTTGAATCTCGGGCTAAAAAAGCATTATCTATAAATTCTCTTACTGTTTTTTTATCATAATTACCTTCGATAGATAGTATTACATGTTTTAGTTTAGTAGTACCTTCAAATCCTCTTCTATTTAATTTTTCTAATCCTTTAATTTCTTGTTCGATTTTAGTTTCATCTTCATGAGTTAAAAGTTTAAAAGTAATTTCTTTTTTAGATGTAGGTAAAGTAAAACTAAATTCATTTCTACCTTCAATAGATGTAGACACATCTATTTCTTTATCTTCTAATTCAGTTAAATCTATTGTTGCCTTAGATTCTATACCTGTTTCAGGGTGATTTAACATTATATCATATTCAGGACCATACCCTAAGATACGAGCTGCTATTAATATTGCGTTTTTATCACCAACTAATAAATTTTTATAATCAATAGGGGTTACAATAAGTGATTGTAGTAGTTTATCTAAAACTGTACCACTTTTGATTAGATTTATATTAGTTAAAATATCTTCTTCTTTAGCTGTCATATACTTCATTTCTATGACTCCTTTTTTTAGTGGGGACCCTTCAGGATAAAGTAAACCTTTTGAGGGTAATGTAACTTCCTCTGTGGGAAATTGGTGTTTTTCTTCCATAACGTTATTTAATTAAAACTAGTTCAGATATACATATATAAAAATAAGGAAGGACGTCAAAATTTGACGTCCAACCTCGTAATTTCGGGAGAGAAATATGTTTAGTAATTCAAGATGGCGTAATCCATTACTATTGTCATTGAAATGTTTGCTGGTGAATCTGAAGTCCAGTCCATATCACCAAAGTTTGCATTTTGACAATAAGCACCCTTTAAAATCCACTCTTCAACAACATCACCTACAGGTCCTAATGAGTTAATTCTAATATCTTTTTTATAAAAATCAGAATAACCATCTCTACCTGTAACTGACTCGTGTGATAAACGAACCCACTCCATTACTGCTTGAGCTCCTGATGGTGTTACTGGGTCGTATAAATCACATGTGATATTTTCCCAATTAGCTTTTCCTTTGATTTTTCTTTTCACGTTAATGTGATCAAGAACTATTTCCCCAAAAGAAATTTGAGGTCTTTGTATTTTTTTAATAAGGTATGCTGGAATTCCATCAATAAACATTATAAACCTATTTTGTAATTTAGGTTCAAATGCTGTAAACATAGTTTCGTTAGTGTTTAATATTGCCATCTTTTTATTTTATTTATTGTTCTATTATAAATATAATTGTTTTTAGTTTTTTATGCATCAAATGTTGCTCCCGTTGGAAGAACATTAAAGTCAAGTACTATAAATTCAGCTGTTTTAGTTGGTTGTAAATAAATTGCACCTACTAATTGATTTCTATCAATTACATCTGGTGTATTATTACCTTCATCCATTTGTACTCTAAACGCGTATAATCCTTGTTTTTGTTGTACTGATTCTAAGTATGGATTAACAATGTTTAAGAATCTGTTTCTTGTAGCTTGTGTATTTTGTTCAAATACTAAGTATCTTGAAGAACTTGCAATAAATTTCTTAAGTGCAATTAATAATCTACGAACGTTAATTCTATCTAATGCTGTTGATCTTTCTTGAAGTGTTTTCTGACCCCAAATACAAACTCCCGTTGCTGGGAATGTTGCTATTGGGTTAATCTTAGCATCATATAATACATCTCTTTCAGCTTGGTTTAATCTGATTTTAGCTTCTAGTACATTTCCTAATACACCTCTATTTAAACCTGCTGGTGCAAACCATTCTGCAGCAATTGCATCTGAAGCTGCTATAGCTCCTGGTACTATTACTGATGGTGGTACTAATACTGGTTTATTTTGCGCAGTATCAAGTACTTTAACCCATGGATAATAAACTGCAGCGTAGTTAGTGTCTAATCCATTTGCATCGTTTATGGCTGTGTTAACCGATGAATCATATTCTGTTAAATCCATTACATAGAATGTATCTCCTCTTCCTTCTACCATATCAACTGCATGGTTAGTTACTGATGGGTGTAGAGATTTAATTACACCTGGTAATGCTAACATATTAATATCATACTCATCTTGGTTTGAAAGTATATTTAGTGCTTTTTTATATGCCGTTGTTCCTGTAGTACTGGCTCCACTTAAATTAAACCCATATAAGTTGGTACCATCTGAGTAAGTACTTGCTAATGAGCTTTCGTTTCCTACAAATATTGGAGACCATGGTGATACACCATCTGTACCTCCTTGGAAAGGAACTGTGAATTTAATCTGATTGTTTGTTGGACCAGTTGCTCCTGTTGAATCGATTGAAGCACTTAATGAACCTAACCATAATCCTGAGTCAGCATGACCACTATAATTTTCAACACTAAATGCTCCCGCTATATTTGATTCTTCAATACTAGGTAGTGGTTTTAGGAAGTTATAATTATCAGATGATTTTTCATTTGATTTCCATCCTAAATAAGCACTTGTATTATAATTCCCATCTGCAGCTGTTTGTGTACCTTCATAAGATGCTGATGGAAATATAGAGTTTACATCTAATGATGCTGTTGGGAAAGGATTAACTATGGCAGCAAAACCTTTAGGTGATAATTTAGGGGATGTTGCTTTTCCTTCTACTGCGTCTGAAACTTGTACCCTAATGTATTCTGAGGTGTTTGGGTAATTTCCTTTTAATTCTACTTTCCCTAATGTTTCATTATATTCTGGGTATCTATCTCCAATTACTCTTGCTATATAATTTGGGGAATCTGGATCTAAATTAACATTATTAAACTGTTCTAATATTAATGGACTTTTATCATTATCTTGATATTGTCTTAAAATAATAGAGAAAGTTGAATATTGTTGTTCACCATCTATGTCACCTGGTTCCCTTAAATTAGCGATTGAAATTTTATATTTTGTATTTAAGTCAGTTCCATGTGATATTGTGTGAAACCTGAATAGTGATTTTCTTCCCAACGCAATTTGTGATTGAATATAAGGTGTGGAAGCATATGAATAACCTTCTGTTGCACCTACTTCAGATCCATTAAATACTGCATTTGTAGCACTCATTTTAGCTAATTGTACTACTGAACCTGAACCTATTCCTGATGCATACCCAGATAGATTATCTGTTGCCAATATGCTTGATTGTAATTGTTTAAAGTTTATATAAGTATATCCTGGTGTGCCCGAATATGATACTACACCATCTTTACTATTATTGGGTGAATCACCTAATTGGTTAAATAAATAGTCACTGTTTGTTGGGTTAAGTGAAGCAGATAATGAGGTTGATGTAACATTAGCTCCATTTAAAGTTATACCAAAACTTGAACTTATAACATGACCACTTGGGGTTGTTGAAGTACTTAATGATGGGGAAGCGTTTATATTTTTAGAAGGATAAATTATACCTAAAATAGTACCTCCACCTATTGAAGCATCTAAACCACCCTCCAATTGTAAAGTATCTGTACCAATTGTACCACCTGAACCTGTTTCTACAGTAATTAAGTTACCTGAAACACCTGAATTTGAGGCAGTAATTCCTAAAGCTGTGTTTCCTTCATTATTAGCGTCTACTCCTATACCAGCAGCATCTATTTCGGTTGCAA